TTCAGCAGATGGCGAGTTTTTGTTCTCAGGATATACAACAGCCTATAATTACACTTGGGACAAAGAGCAGAACATAGGTTATGTAGATATAGAATTAGCAGATGCCTTTCGCTTGTTTAACATGTCTAGCGTAAGCACGGTTACAGGTGGCACTGCTGGGCAGACAACAGGCACACGTATTACAGCTATCTTAGACACCATTGGATTTCCTGCATCCATGCGTGAAATAGAAGCAGGCTCTACTACTGTTCAGGCTGACCCTGGCACAACTAGAACCTCACTGCAAGCCATTCAAAACATGGAATTCTCTGAGCAAGGTGCGTTCTATATTAAGCCATCTGGCAACGCTGAGTTTTTAAGCCGCGCAACCATCCAAAGCAAGTCTGGCGCTAACCCTACATTTTTTAGCAATGACGGCACAGGTATTTTATACCGAAACATAGTTACTGCCCTAGATGACAAGCTAATTATTAACACAACTAGCATCACACGTGCCGGCGGCACAGCCCAAACTGCAAGCAATACAGCAAGCCAAATTAAGTATTTTCCACACTCTTACACAGCCACAGACCTGCTGGTGCAGACAGACGCTCAGGCCTTAGATATTGCTCAGGCTTATACTGCGACACGGGCAGAGACCACTCTACGGGTTGATGCCCTTACTCTTGATCTAAACACAGCCGACTACGCAGCAGGCACAACAGCTGCCCTTACCCTAGATTTTTTTGACACTATTAGGGTTAAGAACGTGGGGCAAGACGGCACGGTTATAGACAAGACCTTGCAATGTATGGGAGTGGCACACGAAATCACTCCAGGCACTTGGAATACAACTTTTGTAACAAGTGAGCCAATAATCGATTCTTTCATTATAGGCAGTTCTTTATACGGTATAATCGGCACGTCAGTAATGACATATTAAGGGGATAAAATGGCAGCAGGATTAGGATTTAAGACGTTCGCCACTGGCGATGTTTTGACAGCTGGAGACACTAACGGTTACTTGATGCAGGGCGTTCTTGTGTTCGCAGACGCAGCCGCAAGAACAGCAGCCATTACTTCCCCGCAAGAAGGTCAAACCAGTTACCTCAAAGACACAGATGTTATTCAAGTTTATTCAGGATCAGCATGGGTTACTAAATCAGGTGGCTCACCTTTAACAACAAAAGGCGATTTATATACTTACTCAACAACTGACGCACGTTTAGGCGTTGGCACTAATGGACAAATACTAAACGCAGATTCTACAGCTGCTACAGGTTTAGCCTGGGTCAATGCGCCAGCTTCATACACTTCTATTGCAAGCGGCACGCTTTCCGGTGCGGCAGTTACAATTAGCAGCATTTCAGGAGTTTATAAAGACTTAGTTTTATACCTTGCTGGTATTACTCAGTCAACAAGTTCTACTGCTTATATCTCATTAAACAATGCTGCTAACGTAGGTTCTAGCAACATTTATTCTTCTAGTCTTGGAACTGGAACAACTGGCAGTTACCTTTGGATAGGTTCAAGTTCTGGTTATAATATGAACACCAGCGCAGCGGAAAACTCATTTGTTTACACAATTAGCAACTACGCAGCAACTACTCGTAAAGCAGTATTTGGTAACGGTGGCTATCGCTTTGTCAGCGATGCTGACATACGTGGTTTTATTATTTACGGAGATTGCTCGGCAACTTCAGCAATTACCAGACTAGACATAGCAACATCCTCCGGCACTTTCTCAGGTGGTTCATACGCACTATTTGGAGTTAAATAATGACAAACCCAGTAATCAAAATTCATAACGCTGAAACAGGCGAAGTAGTAGAACGCCCAATGGATAAGCAAGAATACGAAGCATATTTAACAGCGCAAGCGGCAGAGGCAGAACGTCAGGCTGCCGTAGCAGCAAAGACAGCTGCTCGTAATGCGGTTCTTGAGAAACTAGGCATTACTGCTGATGAAGTCGCTTTATTACTTGGATGAAACCAAGACTCAGTAAAAGCGTTATCCAGCTGCGTGAGCAAGTAGATGACACCTATCCGAACCGCGACCGTAGAACTGACGGCACAATCGGAGACGCTAAACACAACAGTAAATCAGATCATACGCCTGATGCTGCGGGCTGGGTTCGTGCCCTTGATATTGACGCAGACCTCACAGACCACAAATCTGAAAGTATCTACCTGGCAGATCAGATTCGTGCATATGCAAAGTCTGATCCTGCTAAACGAATATCTTATGTCATTCATAATTACAAAATCGCTAGCAGAATCCTTAATTGGAAGTGGCGTAAATACACAGGAATTAACCCACACACCAGCCATATCCACGTCTCCTTCAATAAAGGTAAGGCTGACACGGATAATTCTTTTTTTCAAATACCTATGTTAAGGAGTAAGCAATGAAACATCCTATGTTCCTTATGTCCGGTGCGTTCTTAGCAGCTTGGGCTGCAAGCAACTTCTCACTTGATTACCGCGCAGTATTGTGGGCAATCCTTGCTGGCGTATTTGGATATGCAACACCAAAAAAATAACAACAAACAAAGGATATAAAATAAAATGACAATCTCTAGCGCAAACTACACAGTAACGACCACAGCTTCTGTCGTAGTTGCTAATGATCAAGCAGCTGAGGAAGTTCACTTTCATTCATCATCAGGCACACTTTATTTGGGTGGGGCAGATGTAACTGTTGCTAATGGCTACCGCATGGACAACGGCGATAAGACTATTGTGCAAAATCATGGCAATCCAATTTATGCTATTACTTCATCAGGCACAGCAAACCTTTCAACGCTAGTTATTCAAAAGTAATGCAAACGCAAGACTGGGCTGCCTTAATTGGCAGCCTAGTAACTATTGTTGCGGCTTTTGTGGCCTCAGTGCGGTGGCTTGTTAAGCACTACCTAAGTGAACTTAAAACCAATGGTGGCTCATCACTGCGCGATCAAGTCAACAGACTAGAAGTGCGTGTTGATACCATCATAGAGATGTTAGATAGGTAACACTTTTCCTATGGCCAAAAGAAAAGTCATAGACGTAACTGACTACTCAGCTCTTGACCAATACTGTATTGGCCTGAATGAGTATTACAAATCATTACGCAGAGCAGGATTTAGCTGCGATCATGCACTTTATATGATTACTGCGCCACAAACTTATCCTGCGACAATCCTGCCTAGTCCTAACTGGTTGCCAGACATGCCAGATTACTTTGATGACGAGGATGAGGACTAACCTTGAAAATAGTCGTGATAAGTGATCTACAAGTTCCCTTTCACAACCCGAAAGCAGTCCAAAATGTGGCCACATTTATCCGCAAGTTTAAGCCGGATGAAGTCCTTTGCGTGGGCGATGAGATTGACTTTCAAACCATCAGCCGTTGGAGTTCAGGCTTTGACGAACACTCTAAGACAATCGGCAAAGACCGAGACATGTGCGTTGATGTCATGTATGACTTGCAAATCACACAGCTTTCAAGAAGCAACCACGGAGCGCGGCTCTTTAATTCCATTTCTACTAGACTGCCTGGACTAATAGGCGCACCAGAGTTAGAGATAGAGAACTTTCTTAGACTGCCAGAATTAGGCATCAAGTATCATAAGAAGCCTTACGAGATACCAGGCACAAACTGGATTATGGTGCATGGCGATGAGCAGAGCACAAAGCCACAAGGGGGCATAACAGCCTTAGAAGCCGCTAAGAGACACGGAAAGAGCGTAGTCTGTGGACATACACACAGGCAAGGAATATCGTCTTATACGCAATCCTCAGGCGGTTTAGAGGTATCTAGATTAAGCGGGTTTGAAGTAGGCCATATGATGGACACACGTCAGGCCTACTACACCAAAGGCACGTTTAACTGGCAGGCAGGCTTTGGCGTGTTGTATGTAGATCGTAAGCGTGTATTGCCTATTGCTGTTCCTATTGAGAAGGATGGCTCTTTCATGTTTGAGGGCAAAGTCTATGGCTGAGAGTTGTTGTGGCGAGGAATGGCTAGGTTTTGAGAATGATTTTGTTATCAAATTGTTATCAAAAAAGACCACGATGAGGTTGAAATAGGCCTATAGATGCTTCACACTTAACTTAATCCACAAGATATGTGGACAAGTTAGGGGCTACAAATGAATCTAAGTTATTTTGAAGCAGTTGTGTTATTAGCTGCAACTCCAGGCGTTGTGTTTATCGCCTATTGGAAAGGCCATGCAAGAGGCAAGCGCGAGGGTTATCACGCTGGTCGCGCAATCAGCCGTCATCCGGTCCACAATGATCGCTAAAGAAATACTGCAAAGTGCCACAGACGTTATCCTCGACAGAGGTTCAATCTACGGACATCCCAGAATTAACCAAACAAGAATTGCCATGCGGTTGCAGCAGCTACTCGACACGCCAGTTGCAGACTACCAAGCATGTTTGGCACTCGTTGAAGTTAA